AAGGATATTTCCGGTGTACTCGTTTCGTCTTCGGTCCAGGTTCTCCTGGTCCTAAACGAAGTATCTCTCCCTATACGGTTGATCAGACGATTAATCTGACGAGCAACCATATGTGGGGAAGGTAGAAAATCGAGGATGCCCCTAAGAGTGCTCTCCCAACCAAACTTAAATGTAAGGTAGGCAGAGCCAGCATTCTGATCAAGGGTTGCTAATTCATCGAATCGAAAACCGGTATTCCGGCCTAAGATACGTGAATAGTCCCTTAACAGAATAGGGTTCAACCAACTACTGGTTGACTGCTGTAGGGTACGAAACAAATTCGTCCCCACCAGCCGTTCAAACGATTGCCAGACCTCAAGGGTACCACGTAAAGTTTGTGGTAATTCCCTGAGTTCAGCGATCTGACGAACCAAGTCAAACGTACGATGAGAAGGCTGGACTTGGTCCAGCATTCCCAAAACGTTCTCTTGCATTACTGAAAGAGCACGCGCACGTATAACCGGGAGATAAGCTTGAACAGCTGCATCTTCGATCCGAAACTCGGGACCTATACTTTTGCTGTAGACGTAGGTATTTGATTTAATCAACTGCCCAGTGCCAATAGCATTGTATACAATTCTGTCGATCTTATGATAGCCGTAAGAACGATCCGGGGAGCGTAAAGAAGGGACGAATATTTCAAATTCGCCCTGATTTTTGCCCTTTGGACGCGTTCTAGCGGTGGTATCTTTAGACCATGCATAGACCTTCGGCTGTGAAGTCCGATTGGTCGAGCCAGAAGAAACGGTACGTGTCGGTCCGGTATACATGTAATCAAAGAGACCCTTTTGGGGATTTCTCTGATACGATTGTATAACGACTGAAGTCTCATACAACAGCTTACGCTGTGATGATTCTATACCAACACGTTTCCGTGTTCGCACGACAGGCGCTCCATCTGAAAGGAGAGCTACGTTATTAGAAAGATTTACGAACTGTTTGTATGGATCAATAGCAAAAGCTAAAGATCCAATCAAATCAGGTCCAAAAATTTCTACAACGTATCGTGCTAGTCCTGAGTCACGAGTACGTAGTTCGGATGCGGCCTGACGGTAGAGATCAACTCTACTGAAAGTATAACCGGTCCGCTCTAAGTTCGTAGAACTTAGTTTGCGATCCCGTTTACGCATACCGAACTCCTGACCTGTAACGTTAAGAGGCTTATGCT